TCGAGGTCCTCGGCCGCACCGGCCGGCAGATCCCGATGCCGAAGAACAACAGCGACACCTACGTCGCCCGTCGCTGGCTGCCCTACGGCGCCACCGCCACCTCGGCGAACACGATCAACCGCTTCTTCCAGGACGGGACCGGCGATCGCGGCCAGGCCGTCGTGCAGGCGCACCAGATCGCGGAAGGCGTCACGCCGTCGCCGGACAGCATCGTGCCGCAGGACACCACGGTCGTGATCCAGCAGTACGGCTGCCTGTACGGCTTCACGGACAAGACCTACGCCCTCTACGAGGACGACATCCCGCAGCAGATGATCCAGCAGATCGGCGAGCGCGTCACGTTCGTCAACGAAATGATCATTTGGGGTGCGCTGCGCGCCTGCACCAACGCCTACTACGGCGGCACCGGCACGTCGATCGCCACCGTCAACGGCGGCCTGACGCTCGGCATCGTGCGCCGCATCGTGAAGGGCCTGCAGGCCAACCACGGCAAGCCGGTGAACAAGGTGCTGAAGGCGTCCGGCAACTTCGGCACCGACGCCGTCGCCGAGGGCTACACGGTCTACTGCCACACCGACCTCGAGCCCGACATCCGCGACCTGCCCAACTTCGTGCCGGCCGAGAAGTACGCCTCGGGCACGCCGATGGCGAACGAGATCGGCAAGTGCGAGCGCATCCGCTTCATCACCTCGCCCGACCTGCCGTCGATCCAGGACGGCGGCGCCGCGGTCGGCTCGACCGGGCTGGCCTCGACCACGGGCACCAACATCGACGTCTACCCGTTCATCGTGGCCGCCCAGGACGCCTGGGGCCAGATCGCGGTGCGCGGCATGAACTCGATGTCACCGACCTACCTGCCGCCCGGCGAGAAGTCGAAGTCCGACCCGCTCGGCCAGCGCGGCTACGCCGGCACGTCCTGGTGGAAGGCCGTCATGATCGAGAACCAGGGCTGGATGGCGGTCGGCTACGTCGGCAGCAAGACCCTGACCTGATCGGGCCGGTGACCACCCACACATAGGAGGGCACCACCATGCTCGATACCGTCATCCGCTACCTCTCGGCCATGACGAGCCAGCTCGACCAACGGGCTGTGCGTCGCGTCGTGTTCCCGCTGGCGGACAAGTACAGTTCGTGCGCGCTGACCAGCGCCGGCCTCGTCATCAAGGCCGGCGGCAGCACGCTCGCAAAAACCGGTTCGTCCGACTTCTACGCGGTCGCCAACGGCGTCCTCGTGAAGATTGCGGCGAGCACCGACATGCCGGCCCTGACGGGCCTCAGCATCACGGCCAGCAAGTACAACGTCTTCTGCTTCTTCGTGGACAGCGCCGGCACGACCAGCGTGGCCATGGGGACGGAAGGGGCGACCATCGGCACGGTGAAGTGGCCGCAGTTCCCCGAGAAGAAGGCGCTCATCGGCATCCTGCTGGTGACCTACGGAAGCACGTTCGTGGGCGGGACCACCGCCCTCGACACCGCCACCACCGTCTACATCAACCCCGTCGGGGCGTTCGACCCGACCGTCATCCTGGGCGTCTGAACGGCGACCTGAAAGGAAATCGTCATGTCCGATCCTCTTGCTTTTGCACCCGTCACGATGGCCCTGGTCAAGGCGACCGTGGCCGCCGGCACCACCACCACGCTGTCGAGCACCGGCACGATCGTTTACGCGATCCGTGGCAAGGCGTACTCGGCCTCGGCCTGGTCGAACACGGCCACGCCGACCACCGACGCCAACAGCGGCTCCGCTTTCACCGGCGTCGTCGCCAACAAGGGCTCGGTGTACGTCATCGGCATCAACGCAGCCGGCGCGATGAAGGTCGCGCAGGGCACGATCGAGAGCCTGGACGCCACCGGCGCCTTCATCCAGGCGCCGCAGTTCCCGGCCCTGCCGACCGACTTCTGCCCGCTGGCCTACCTGGTCATCAAGGCGGGGTCGACGGCCAACGCCACGACGGGCTGGATCTTCGGCACCTCGAACAACTCGAGCGTGACGGGCATCACCTACACGTTCGTGGACATCGTCAGCCTGCCGGATCGTCCGCAGGTCTCCTGATCCGAGGGGCGGGGCTTCGGCCCCGCCTTTCACTCCCCGCCGCGCCGTGATGGCGCCGCAACCCTCAGAAGGACAAAGTCATGGCACGGGCCGCCCTGCACACATCCGACCTCAAGATCGAGCAGAAGGAGTCGCACAGCGACGATCCGCACGAGCGCGAGCCGGAGATCATCGAAGCCGACCAGGACATGCTCGATCGCGACTACGCCGATCGCCTCAAGTTCATGGACGAGCCGGTCGTCATCCAGATCAACCCCAGCAACGAGAAGAACCCCGCCAACTCCTTCCCGGTCTGGGTCAACGGCCGCGGCGGCGAGGTGCTGATGGGTGGCCGCTGGGTTCCCGTCACCTACTTCCCGGTCGGCGTCGAACTCACCACCAAGCGCAAGTACGTCGAGGTGCTGCTGCGCGCCAAGGTCGACAACGTCACCACCGAGGTCACCGACCGCGGCGACGACAAGATCAACCGGGTGAACCACAACACCTCTGCCCTGGTGAACTTCACGATCATCGAGGACCGCAACCCGCGCGGTCGCGACTGGGCGGCGGAAGTCCGCCGCCGGAACTTCTGACCATGAACTTCCTCGCCCTGGTCCAGCGTGCCATCCGGGAGTGCGGCGCCTCGGGCACCTCGCTGTCGACGGTGTCCGGCGCCAGCGGCGAGGCGCAGCGGTTCGTGGACTGGGTCAACCAGGCGTGGCTCGAGATCCAGAGCCGGCGCAACGACTGGGACTGGATGCGCAGCAGCGTTCTGCTGGGCGAGGGCGCCTCGTTCACGACCGTCGCCGGCACGGCCACCTATCCGCTGGGCACCGGCGCCGGCACCTGCGGCGTGGCGGCGGCGTCGTTCCAGAAGTGGGATCGGTCCACCTTCCGCGCCTACACCACGACGGTCGGGTACACCAACGAGACCTTTCTCGACCCGATCTCCTACGACAGATGGCGCGACGGCTATATGTACGGCGCCATGCGCTCGGTGCAGACCCGGCCGGTGGCGGTGGCGATCGGCCCCGACAAGTCGGTCTGCCTCGGGCCGCCGCCCACCGCGGGTTACACGGTCACGGCCGACTACTGGGTCAAGCCGACGCTGATGTCGGCCGACGACGACGAGCCCGGCATGCCGACCGAGTTCCACATGGCGATCGTCTACCTCGCCATGACCTTCTACGCCGGCTACGAGGCCGCGCCCGAGGTGATGGCGCGCGGCCAGGGAAGCTACGACAAGATGATGCGCCAGCTTGGCGCGCTGCAGGCGCCGATGATGAGCGTCGCGGGGCCGCTGGCATGAACGCCCGTCCGCCCATTGAGCAAAGGTTCTGGGCCAAGGTCCAAAAGACCGATGGCTGTTGGCTGTGGACCGCGTCATGCGATGGCAGCGGTTATGGGCAATTGGCGCGCGGCCGCGGCTTGTCTCCATTCAGGGCTCATCGACTTTCTTACCAGTTGGCCCATGGGGACATCTCGCCAGGGCTGGATGTCTGTCACAAGTGCGACAACCCACGGTGCGTGAACCCAAGCCATCTTTTTCTGGGCACCGCAAAAGACAATATGCGAGACGCCAAAGCCAAAGACCGCACTAATCGCGGCGACCGACACGGGCGCGCCAAACTTACCAACGAACAAATTGAGGCCATCAGGAACTTGTGCGCCACCGGCCACAGTCAACGAAGTGTTGGGAGGTTGTTTGGCATTACGCAGCCTGCGGTCAGCCGTATCAACGCGAGGCAGCGATGGGAGCACCTGCCGTGAATGCGATGAATCGGGCTCCAATGTTCCCCAAGGTCGCCTACTCGGTGACGCAACTCGGCGCGCTGTCGAAAGGCGGCACCACCTATCCCGGCGGCCTCGACCTCACCACGCCCAGCCTGGCGCTGCATCCCGGCGCGCTGCGGGACGTGCTGAACTACGAGTGCGCCCTGAACGGCGGCTACACCCGCATCGCAGGCTACGAGCGCGTCGATGGGCAGGCCGCCCCGTCGAGCGCGTCCTACATCATCGGCCAGGTCGACGCCTTCACGACCGTCCCCGCGGTCGGCGCCCGCATCCGCCAGACCACCACCGGCGCGACCGGCTACGTCGCCGCCGTCTACAACCAGGTCGACGCCAAGTACATGGTCGTGACCAAGGTGACCGGCACGTTCGAGGTCGGCGACACGATCTACGTCGAAACCGGCAACCCGCTGACTGTGACCACCTCGCTCACCGTCACGGGCACCCTGCAGGTGCCGACGCTCGAGGTGGTCGGCACGGCTGTCGAGACCTCGGTGTCGATCTCGGCGCTCCAGTCTGCCCAGTACACCGCCGCTGCGGCCGACATCTACCGCACCGCCATCGGCCCGGTGCCGGGAAGCGGGGCTGTCCTCGGCGTCTGCGCCATCACCTTCGACACGACCGACCAGGTCTTCGCCTTCCGGGCCGATCCGACGGGCACCTATGTCCGCGTGTTCAAGACCTCGACCTCGGGCTGGGTCGAGGTGCCGCTGCACTGCACCGTCGCGTTCACGGCGGGCAACGGCGTCGAGCCGACCGAGGGCGAGATGCTGTCGCAGGGCACGGTCGCGGCGACGGTCAAGCGCGTGGTCTGGCAGTCCGGTTCCTGGGCCGGCACGGCGGCCGGCATCATGGTCGTGACCTCGCCCTCGGGCGGGCAATTCACGGCTGGCACGGCGACCACCCCCTCGGGCTCGACGGTGACGCTCGGCGGGGCGGCGTCGCAGATCGTCCTGCTGCCGGGCGGCCATTTCGAGTTCGCGAAGGCCAACTTCAGCGGCCAGCGCACGACGCAGCGGATCTACGGCTGCGACGGCGTGAACGACGCCTTTGAGTTCGACGGCACGATCCTGGCGCCGATCCCCATCGGCGTCACGCCTACGCACATCGCCGCCCACCGCAACCACCTGTTCCTGTCCTACGGCAGTTCACTCGCGTTCTCGGGCGACGGTGAGCCCTACAAGTTCCTGTCGGTCGACGGCGGCGGCGAGATGGCGCTGGGCGACACCGTCAACGCCATGCTCACCCTGCCGGGCAACCAGACCTCGCCGGCACTCGGCGTCTGGATGCACCAGAACACCTCGGTCATCTACGGCACCGGGCAGGGCACGTTCCAGGCGGTGCCGTTCAATGCCGGCGGCGGCGGCCGGCCGTTCTCGGCGCAGAACCTGTTCGACGCCTTCGTGATGGACTCCCTGGGCGTGGTCACGTTCCAGACCACCTTCAACTTCGGCAACTTCCAGAGCAGCACGCTGACGCGCAACATCATGCCGTTCATCGAGCGCGAGCGCGTGCGGCAGATCGCGTCGACCATCAGCCGCAACAAGGGCCAGTACCGGCTGTTCTTCAGCGACGGCTACGGCCTCTGGATGACCTTCGCCAACCAGACCTACCTCGGCGCGACGACGGTGCTGTTCCCCAACCCGGTCTTCTGTTGCGACGAGGACACGAACTGGGACGGCGAGGAGGTCGCCTACTTCGGATCGTCGGACGGGCAGGGCTACGTCTACCAGTTGGACAAGGGCACCAGCTTCGACGGGGCGGCGATCGACGCCTACATCACGCCGGCCTGGGATGCGCTGAAGTCCCCGCGCGTCCGCAAGCGGTTCCGCGCCGCCTCGATCGAGGTGCAGAGCGACGGCTACGCCACGTTCTCCTACGGCTACCAGCTTGGCTACGGCACCCCGACCATCACGCAGCCGACGCCGCAGTCCTACACCTCGAGCTTCACGCCGCCGCCGCTGTGGGACTCCTTCGTCTGGGACAACTTCATCTGGGACGGCCGCACGCTCGCACCCACCGATGTCGACATGGTGGGCACCGCCGAGAACGTGCAGGTCACCATCCGTTCGACCTCGGCAATCCTGCCGCCGTTCACCATCAACAGCCTGATCTACCACTGGTCGCCTCGCCGGGGGATCCGCGTATGAGCAATCCGTACTACACCGCATCGGGAAATCCCGGCACCGGCACGCCGGGCACCTCGGGCACGATGCGCTCGGAGTTCGCAGCGATCGCCGCCGGCTTCGACATGCTGCCCACGGTCCTGACCCCGAATGCCATCGTCGTGGTCAACACCGGAGGCACCGGCCTCACCACGACCACCGGCGGCATCACGCTGGGCGGCAACCTGACGATCAGCGGCAATTTCACGACCACCGGCGCCTATGCGACCACGCTCGCCCAGACCGCCAACGTCACCCTGACCCTGCCGGGCGTGAACGGCACGCTCGCCACCCTGGCCGGCACCGAGACGCTGACCAACAAGACGCTGACCTCGCCGACGCTCACCGCGCCGGTCCTCGGCACGCCGTCGTCGGGGACGCTGACCAACTGCACCGGCCTGCCGTTGGCGGGCGTCAGCGGCTTCGGATCGGGCTGGACCTCGGTGCTGGGGGCGGCGATCGGTTCCGGCTGGTCCTCGGTCCTCGGGGCGACGCTGGGCTCGAACTGGTCGACGGCGCTGGGAACGGCACTCCACTCGTCGTGGCCGACGCCACTTGCCACCGCGCTCGGCAGCAACGTGGCGACCCTGCTGTCGGGCGGCCTCGGCACCGGCGTCACCACGATGCTGGCGACCTTCTCGTCGTCCAACATTGCCGCGGCCTGCACCGACGAGACGGGTTCCGGTTCCCTGGTGTTCGCCACCGGCCCGACTCTGTCGAGCCCGATCGTCGGCACGCAGTCGATCAGCGACAACTCGACCAAGGCGGCCAGCACCGCCTATGCCGACCGCCAGGTCGGGCAGGTCGTGTCCACCATAAGCGGTTCGGTTTCCACCGGAAGCACCGCCATCCCCTACGATGACTCGCTGCCGCAGAGCACCGAGGGCGACCAGTACCTCAGCCTTTCGATCACGCCCAAGAGCGCGACCAGCACGCTCGTCATCGACATCTGCATCAATGTCTCGAGCAACGTGCAGGACAATCCGGTCGTCGCGCTGTTCCAGGACAGCACGGCCGACGCCATCGGGGCGTGGGTCGCGCAGGTGTCCGACGCCAACGCCATCGACGTCGTGCGGGCCCAGCGGACCATGACCTCCGGCACGACCAGCGCGACGACGTTCAAGGTCCGGGTCGGCACGACGGCCGGCGGCACGATCACCGTCAACGGATACGGCGGTGCCCGCAAGCTCGGCGGCGCCATGTGGTCGAGCATCGTGATTCGCGAGGTGCTGTGATGGCGGACCAGACCAACATCGCGCCGGGCCTCATCAACACTGCGCCGGGCCTCAACAGCACCGTCACGGGCGACAATCCGGCGGGCAGCGGCGCGCCGGTCACCGGCTACAACGCTGCCCAGGCCACCGCGGCGCAGGCCAAGCCGACCAGCTACACCCCGCAATCCTTCACCGTGACGCCGGGCCAGACCGTCGCGGGCCAGTTGAAAGACATCCTTTCCTCGGGCTCGCCGCTCCTCGAGCAGGCGCAGGCAAGCGCGCGGGAACAGATGAACGCCCGCGGCCTGCTGAACTCTACCATGGCGATCTCGGCCGGCCAGCAGGGGCTTATCAACGCCGCCTTGCCGATCGCCGCCGCCGACGCCGCCACCAACGAGCGGGCGGCCACGAACACCGTGCAGGCCGGCAACCAGGCGCTGGCGACCAACGCCGGGGCGGCCAACACCGCCTCCCTGCAGAACTCGCAACTCGAGACCCAGACCGGGCAGTTCAACGCCGGCCAGACCAACGCCGCCCTGTCGCAGGCGTCGCAGGCCAGCAATCAGGTCGGGCTGCTCTCCCTGCAGGGCCAGAACCAGCAGGCGCTCCAGAAGCTGGTCACCTCGGGCGACCTCGCCAAGATCGACGCCCAGGGCGTGATCCAGACCAAACTTCAGGAGATGGGCGACAAGAACAAGATCGTCCTGCAGACCAGCCAGAACGCCTCGCAGTATTACAACACGATGCTGCAATACATGGCCTCGATCACGACCAACCCCAACATGACGCACAACCAGAAGGCCAGCGCGCTCAACAACGCGGTGACGCAGTTGAACGACGCCCTCGACGTCATGACCGTGATCGCCGGCATCCCCGGCGTGCAGTCCACGCTCAACTTCACCGACTCCAGCCTGGGCGGCGTCTCGCCCAGCCTCGACGTCACCCAGAACGGGACAACCTACTCGGTGCCGCTCAACCCGTCGGTGGCGAACGCATGACCGGGCAGGAGATCCTCGACCGCATCGCCGACGCCGCGCTGGAGACGCTGTTCCTGCCGCGCGAGATCGTCATGGCGGAACTCAGGACGTGGGAGGTCGAGCCGCACTGGCGGGATGGCCGCGTCTATGGCGCCGTGCTGCGGCGCGGGGCCGAGCTCCACTTCGCCACCTTCGACGGCGTCCCGATCGGCCGGCGCACCGTGGCCGCCGCCCTGCGGCCGCAACTCGATCGGTTCGGCTACGTCGAGACCCGCACGCCGCGGCACGCCCGCCGGCAGCAGCGGTTCAACGAGGCCATCGGCTTCCGCGCCGTCGGCGGCGGCCCCCACGACATCCACTATCGCATGGAGAAGGCCCAATGCCGGCTGCCCTTGCAGTAATCCCCGCGGTCGCTTCGATCGGCATCGCGGGCGCCTCGGTTGCGGCTGTCGGCCTAACGGCGACCTCGATGTTCGCCATTGCCGGCGCGGTCGGCGCGACCATGGGCGCGGTCGGCAGCCTGACCGGGAACAAGGGCCTGCAGATTGCTGGCGGCGCGCTGGGCGCGGTCGGCGCGATCGGCGGCTTGGCCGGTTCGATGGGCGCCTTCGGAGACGGCGGCCTGTTCGGGGGAGAGAGCTTGTTCGGCGGGTCCGAGGCCGGCACCGGCGGCGCGTCGGAAATGGGCGCGCAGGTTGCGGCGACAAATGGCGAATCGCAGTACGCCAACGTCGGCGACCTCATCAGCGGGCAGGGCCTGACCCAGGACGTGACCTCCTCCATCACCGGCCTGCCGGCCCCGGCCGACACCCTGCCGGTCAACCAGATGACGGGGCAGGTCATCCCGCAGGGCGGCGGAGAGGGAGGCCCGCTGGGCGTGGGCGGCAATCCGGCGGCGCCGAGCAACGTCATGGCCGGTGTGGGCGCCACCCCAGACACCCCAGCGGCGCCGGGCGGCGGCCTCATCAACGAGACAACGGCGGGCCCTTACAAGGCGACGCTCGGACAGGACGCGGCCACGGCGACTGTTGGCATCAAGGCTGGCGAGGTGCAGCCCAAGACTCTGATGCCGGACAGCCCGAGCGACACCTGGAAGACGATCTCGGACTGGATCGAAAAGCATCCTGCGCTGGCGCTCGGCGGCGTTTCGGCCATGTCCTCGTTCCTGTCCGGCGCCTTCAACCCCAAGACCCCGGCCGAGACTTCGGCGCTGCAGGCGCAGGCCGGACAGTCGACGGCCCAGACCGGCCTCATCAACAGCCAGAACCAGTTGCTGCAGATGCAGACCGCCAACATGCAGCAGCCGATCCCGTCGGCCACGCGCACGCCGCTGCCGCGCACAGCGCTCATCAACACCGCCCCGAGGGCGGCGTGATGCTACTGCGAAGCCAGCAGGCTGGAAGGCCCTGGGCCCACCCGGCGCAGGGTGTAGAGGGGCGAGACACGGCCCTCTGCCCCTACGTCGTCGCAGTTCATGACGTTCGGGGACTGGATCTCGCAGCGCACGCGAGCGGCTACCTTGCCGTCGGTCAGCGTGATCTCGGCCTTCGTGTCTATCAGCAGGGAGACGTATCCGCGGGACTGAGCGGATTTGCCGAGTGTGACCGAGGATCCCCGAAAGGCGGCACGACCTTCTGCGTCGATGGTGATCTGGCCGGAGAAGCCTGGATCGCTGGGGGCTTCGATGTTCCAGAAGCCCCGCAGCCGGTGGTCGGCCGCCTCGGCATCCACAGCAATGATGCACAGCAGCACGGCAAGAAGTCGGTGCATGCGGTATATCCTACGTCCGGGAAGGGAAAAGCGCCATGGCTCTGATCAACCCGCCCGCCATGAAGAACGACCTGCTTCGGCAGGCCGAGGCGAATATGGAAGCCAAGATCGGCAACGGGCCGGCGCGCGAGGACTACATGAAGGTGGTCGTCGCGGGCATGAAGGCCGCCCTGGCCGGCGGCCCTCAGAGCATCATCGGCGGCCTCGCCAACAATCCCGACCCGGTCAAGGCGTGCGCCGTCGGTGCCGTCAGCCTGGTGCTGCACCTGCGCGGCATCTCGCAGGGCACCATGCCTGAGCGGGCGATGATCCCCGGCGCCTTTACCCTGATGCTTCAGGCGCTCGACTTCGCCGAGCAGGCCGGCATCCTGAAGGTGGGCAACGCCGAACTTGACCGCGCCACCCACATCTTCGCCAACGCCATCTTCCAGGCGTTCGGCATCTCGACCGCCATGCTGAACAAGATGGGCGGGGCGGCCGGCCGGGTGATGGAAGATCCGTCGATGGGCCCGCAGATCCGACAGCAACTCGAGGCGGCCGGCGGCCAGCAGGGAGGGCAGTGATGGCGTTCAACATCGGTGCCGGCCTGTCCCAGATGGGGCAGGCGACCTCGCAGTTTACCGGCCTGGCGGCGCTCGAGGCGCAGAAGTCGAGCCTGGAGACCGAGAAGCTGAAGATCGCCAACGACCTCGCCATGCAGCGAGAGAGCGCGGGGCGACAGGAAGCGGCTGCGCTGCAGACCGCCGAGAACCAGCGGCATGAAGGCTTCCTGGCCAAGGAAGGCGAGGCCAACCGGGCAGCACAACTTGAGGGCCACCGGATCAGCGCCGGCTCGGCCGCGGCGACGGCGGCGGCGCACCTCAAGGGCATTCAGATGCAGTTGGATGCTCAAGCGGCGCAGGGCAAGTTCGAGCTTGGTCAGGATGGCGTCGGTTACCGGGTGGACCTGCGCTCGGGCAAGGCCGAGCCGATCGTCGGCGACGACGGGAAGCCGCGGATTTTCAAGGACCCCGAGAAGACGTTGGCGACCAACAAGCTGCTGCAGGTCACGCACGACGACATGACGTCTCTGGCGCGGCAGTACGAACTGGAACTACGCCAGGCGACCCAAGTGTACCAAACCCTCGCGAAAGACCAACTTGCAGCGGTGGACCCGGAGAAACAGAAGGCGCTGAAGGAAGCGGCGGCCGAGGTCAAGGCGGTCCAGAGCAAGTTCGAGCCGAAGCTCGACGCTTTGCGCGGCCGCATGCGGGATCTGTCCGAGCAGTTGGGCCTGAAGTCCGGCATCCAGACCACGGGCACCATCCGGTATGACGCGCAAGGCAACCGGATCGAGGACGAGAAGCCAGCGCCCGCAGGGGTGCCCACGGGAACGGCCACGGGCATCATCAATATGGGAGGCCGCTGATGGCGGACGAGAAGCCGATCCGGGCTCAGTCCGCCGACGGTCTCATCCACGAGTTCCCGGCCGGGACCGACATCTCGGTCATCGACCGGGTGATGAAGCAGTACGCGGCGTCGATCGCGCCGCCTGCCGCTGCGGAGGAGGCCCCGGCGCCGAAGCCGGCCGCCAAAGCCGGCATCCTGGACGACCTTGAGCGCGGCCTGCAACAGACGCGGTCGGACGCCTCAATGCTGGGCGCCGCCGTCGCCGGCCGGAACCTGTCGGCGATCGAGGCCGCCAAGGCCAAGGCAGACCGCGGCGAGTACCTGACGCCGCTCGAGAAGCAGCAGGTCCGCCAGTACGACGAGGCCAAAGCGAACACAGAGCGGCAGTTCAGCGAGAACGTCGGCGCGTCGATCGACTACCGGCAAAAGGCGGACGCCCTGCCGATCAGCGCCGGCTACAAGGCGTTCAAGGACGCGGCGGCCGAGGGTTTCGTGCCGGCGGTCAAGGCGTTCTGGAAGGCGCCTGGCGAGGTTCTGCTGTCGATGGCGGCCGAGGGCCTGCCGGCCAGCGCGCCCGCCCTGGGCGCGGCCGTCGCCACCGGCGGGGTCGGCGGCACGCTGGTAGCCGGCGGGCAGTCCTACATGCAGGCATATGCCGGCAAGGTGACGGACCTCCTCGCCAAGCGCGGCATCGACATCAACGACAAGCAGGCCGTCATGGCGGCCCTGTCCGACCCCAAGACGGCGGACGAGATCCGGCGCGAGGCGGCGGTGTCGGCCATCCCGCAGGGCGTGGCCGGCGCGGCCGGCATGGCGATCGGCGCCAAGACCATTGCCCCGACCTCCCTGGCCGCGCGCCCGGTCGCCCAGCAGGCGGTCAACATCCCGGTGCAGGCCGCGGCGCAGGGCGCCATTGCGGCGGCGGGCGAGGCCGGCAGCGCAGCGGTGATCGGAGAGGACATCCAGGGCGGCCAGGTGTTCGCCGCCGCCGTCGGCGGGGCGTCGCAGGCGCCGTTGGACGTGGCCGCGTTCGCCGCTCACCGCGGCGTCGATGCCGTGCAGTCCCGGCCTCGAGCCCAGTCGGTCGAGGATCGCGCCCGCACCCGCGCCGCCGCCGAGATCGGTTCTGCCCCGGACGTCGACAGCGCCATCCAGGCTGCTCGGGAAACCATCAGCCGGCCCGAGATCAACGAGATCGCAACCCAGGCGCGGGAGTTCGGCAACCGTGCCGACCAGGACCAGGCCGCGGTCCTGCAACTGTTCGGTGGCCTCAATCAGGGCGTGGTCGAGCGCGACGTCAACGGCGGCTTCCACTACACCACCCCGGACGGCGAGACCGCCCCGCTCAAGGTGTGGGACGGCAAGACCGGCACAGACACCGTCCCGCCGGCCGTCGTCGCCGCCCAGAAGGCGCACTACGAGCGCATGGGCGTCCGCGTCGTCTACTTTGAGGACGCGCCGAACATCCCCTTCGATGGTGCAGTCGACCCCCGCCAGCCGGACACCGTCTTTCTATCCAGCAAGCCCAGCCGCAACGCGGCACAGGTCGGCGCCCATGAGGTCGCGCACCTGCTGGAGTCCACGGTGTTGCCCGATGGCACCAACCTTGGCGACCTGCTGCACCAGCAGGTCCGGGCCGGCATCACCGAGCAGGGCTGGGAGGCGGCCCGGTCGATGTTCGCCAAGACCGCGCCGGATCGCAGCCTGTTCCCCGAAGGTGCCCAAGGCGATTCTCTGCACGCCGACGCCGTCACGACGCACCTCATCACCGAGTTGGGCGCGGAACTCGGCGCCGAGGCCCCGAAGTTCCAGACCTTCCTGCCCAGGGTGGTCGACGCCCTGCAGGCCCGGTATGGCGACAGCGTTGCCGCCCAGGTCGTGAAGAAGCTGCTCGACGGTATCCAGCAGGCCGCCCGGACCCTGCGGGAGTTCTTCTTCAAGCCCGAGGACATGGCCGAGTACGGCCAGCCGCCGTTGGAGTCCAGGCACTGGGTCACCAACCTGGACGAGATCCACGACACCCTGGCGAAGATGTACGCCCAGCGGTTCGGGACGCAGGCCGAGAGGGAGAACGCGGCCCTGCGCACCATGCGCGACCGCGCCCAGCGGGAACGGGGGCTGCGGGATCTGCGCGCCCCGGCGACCGAGCCGCCGCCGCCGGTCGCGCCCGATGGCTTCGTGCAGCCGGAACGTCCGGCGGCGCCACCGTCCGCATCGTCCGCGCCGCCCGCGCCCGAGGGAGGGTCGGGGCCGCAGCGCATCGGCCCGCCGCCCGGCGCCGCCTACACTGAGTCGGTCGGGAAGATCGCCACCTACCGCCGTTGGCTGAACGATCTCGACCAGGAGCGCCGCCGGCCGGACAACCCCGAGGCGATCGCCGCCCAGCAGGACATCGACGCCATCCTCGGCAAGGTGCGGGGCGTCGAGGCGCGTCTGACCAAGGCCGCCGCCGAGCGCCTGGCTGCCGCCCGTGCCCGCCTCGAGGAAGCCCGCAACCCCACCGGCGACACCGACGACATGGCCCGCGTGCGCGACGCGCTGGCCGCCGAGCAGGTCCGCATGGCGCGCGCCGCCGCGGTCGGTACCGGCCCGTCGCCGGGGATGCTGCGCGCCGGCCAGCCGGAGCGGCCGGAAGCGCCCGCCAAGGCACCGGAACCGCAGCGCGGCCGGGCGGTCATGGCGTCCGACCTGCCGCCGACCGAGCCCGCCGCTGCACCTGTTCCCCGTGAAACCGCGCGCGCCGCCGCGCCCGAGCCGGTCGCCGAACCTGCGCCGCCGGCCGCGCCGGCCGAACTCCCTTCCTTCCTCGACACCCTCAAGGCCGAGCGCGAGAGGGTCTGGGAGGAGGAGATGGGCCGCCGGCATCGCAATCTGGCCCGCAACCAGAACATGGCCGAGGGCATGGCGCGGGAGAGCGTCATGCGCCAGGAGGTCGGCGATTTCATCCACCTCGCCGCCGAGGTCTACGGCCTGCCGGAAGACGAGATGGGCGAGATCGCCCAGTTGTACCGTCGCCTGCAGGGCGAGCATCCCGAGCACGCCTTCGAACGGGCGGCCGATCTCTGGGTCGAGCGGCAGGAGCGGGCCGCCCTGGAGATCGAGCGTACCGCCCTTTCGCCAGAGGACGAGGCCGTCCTGATGGCGGGTTTCTCCGACATCTCCAACCGTGATACGGTGCAGAATGAGCCGCCCTTCGACACTGGAGCAGGTCGACAAGCTGAGACTCAGCCGGGTCGAGAGGTTGCGAACGAAGGCCAAGTTGCTGCGAGCAACCAAGAGCAAGCAGGCGCACCAGGCCGCGGACAAGTTGGAAGCCGGGGCGAGCCTCTTGGAGAAGATCGAGCAGCGCCGAATGCTGGCGAAGGCCGAGCCGGCGGGCAGGGCGTAGAGCGGCCGGCTGGCCCAGCGTTCTCGCCTCGGCAGGTTGTCGAGAGCCTGACGCCCGAGGAGCGCAACCTCTCGGTCGTCGACATCCTTGACCCCGCCTATCCCAAGGCAAAGCCGCGCTCGCGGTCGGTCGAGGATATTGCCGCAGAACTGATGAAGCGGGGATCGCGGGCGCTGCGTGACCTGGGCGTCGAAGGCGGTCGTCTTGAAGGGCCGAGCGGTCGCACGGACGTGTTGCTGGCCAAGGTCATCGCCGGCGAGGTGGCCGACGCCATGCAGCGCAGTGGCCGAAACGCCGCCGATTGGTACACCAGGAAGGTGCGTGAGGCGCTGGCGGTTGCGGGCGCTCTCCATCCCGAAATCCAGAGCGACCCGCACCAGCGTTTCGGGTTCATCGCTGCGTTGGCCGTGACCAGCCAGAACGAGACCGTGCCGTCGAATGTGCGCTTGGCCGAGCAGGTATACGCGCACTTCAAGAGAACCGGCCGCTTTCCGACCGATGTCGTGGCCGGCAAGCAGATCGCGATGAACACCAACTTCAAGAAGTTGAACAAGCTCCTTGATGTGCTTGGTGAGGAAGGGACAAGGGAGTTCCTCAACAAGGAGACCACCCGCCGAGAACTGGAGGCGGAGGGTTGGGATGTCGGCGGCGAGAACATGGACACCCGCGTCTACGGGTCGGCCATCCTCGGCCCCAAGATCGGGCAAGGTTTCTTCCAGAACCTCAACGGCAATTTCAACCCTGTGACCATGGACCTCTGGTTCATGCGCGCGTGGGGGCGCCTTACCGGCACGCTTGTCGGCCTCACCGACATCAGCAAGCAGCGGGAGCGGTTCGAAACCGAGTTGAAGGCGGCGGGGCAGCCGGCGCCCAAGTCGATCCAGGCGTTGGAAGCCATGGCAGACCGGATCGTCTCCCAGCACGAATCCGACTTCAGGAAGTACCGCAAGGAGTACGACAGCGGCGAGCGGATCAAGTCCGACCTGACGAAGTCTGCCGAGCGGCTGCAGGCGGCCTTGCGCGGCATCAACGAGACCCCGACCTCGGGCGGCCAGCGGGAGTGGATGCGAGCGGTCGTGAACCGTGCTCGTCGGCTGCTGGCGTTCGACGGCATCCGCCTTTCGAATGCTGACCTGCAGGCCGTCTGGTGGTATCCTGAGAAGGATCTTTACGCCAAGCTTGGCGGCCCGGACAGCGACGCCATCAACGTCAGCTATTCCGAGGCGCTTCGCGAACTGGCCGCCAAGAAGGGGGTGCCGGATGTCGACATCGAACGAGCAATACGCTCCCTGGATCAGCGACCCGGACCCGGTGAACCCGCGGCAGATGACGGACGCGCAGATCGAGGCGGCGGCGCTGAAGACGGCCGCCCGGTTGAGGGCGCAAGGCTTGCTGCCGACGACCGCGACGCCCAAGGCGTCTCCGCTCCCGTCGAGGAAGCCCGCCGTACCGGGCGGCTCGAGGTAACCGGCGGCGCGGTCTTCTCTCCGCGCCAGACCGATCGCCCACTTCTCGACGCGCCTGAGGCCAGCCGCGAGGAACTGGACGCCCGCCAGCGCCGCGTCGACAAGGAAGTGGCCGAGGCCAAGATGCGCGGCCGGCAGGTCGCCCGCAGGCCGCAGGAAGGTGCCGGCGATCTGCCGCTGTTCGGTGGCCCCCGTCAGCAGGACATGTTCGGGGAGGAGGAGCCCGCCGCGCCGAAGCCGCGTCAGGGCTCGCTGTTCTCCCCCCGCCAGGACGACCGCATCCCGGCCCCGCCGTTCTATTCCGCCCTGACGCGCGCCGTCGAGAACGCCAAGATCACCAAGGGCACCCCCGGCCAGTGGGAGGCCACCATCCGCAACATGCCGGGCGTGAAGCCCGAGGAGCGGGAATGGGTCGGCCTGGACGACTGGCTGCGGAAGCAGCCGAAGTCGGTCACCAAGGAGGAGGTGGTCGCCTACCTGCGGGCGAACGAGATCCAGGTGCGGGAGGTGATGCGGGGCGGCGATGTGCCGGCGGCGGCGGTCGACGCCTTGGAACGCTGGGTCGAGGACCAGCCGAAGGACGGCCCGCGCGGGTGGGAGAACACCGGCTCGACCAACATCGACTTCCAGGCGCTGCGCAACGGTGACCGCGACGCCATCGCCTCGCTCGAGGCAATGGGCGCACCGGACAAGTTGATGAAGCCGGTCTACGACGCCATCAACGGCGGCGCGACCAAGTACCAGCAGTACACCCTCCCCGGCGGGAAGAACTACCGGGAACTGTTGCTGACGTTGCCGGCAAAGGGGGCGGCCACGCCGCTCCCGGAGGGGGTTCGGTTCAAGCGAGACCCGGACGCCGGTCCCGATGGCGAAATGGCGTGGACCGTCTATGACCGCCATGGCGTGCCCTTGATGGAAGAAATCAACGGGCGCACGGAAGCGGAAGCACGAGAAAATGCGACCCGGTTCTATCAGCATTACAACGACGAGAACGGTGTTCCCGTCACCAATGGGGTCGACTACCGCGGCAGCCACTGGGACGAGCCCAACGTCCTCGCCCACGTCCGTTTCGATGACCGCACCGGCCCCAATGGCGAGCGCATCCTGCATGTCGCGGAGGTGCAGTCGGACTGGCATCAGGCGGGGCGGAAGAAGGGATATGCCGGTGACGCAGAAAGCAAAGAGATTGCGCGTCGTTTGGGCGAATTGGGAGACGAATACCGGGCCGGCGAGCGCGCTTTGGATGAAGGCATTGCCGATCCGGCAGAAGACAGGCGGCTGCGTCGGCGCATGGACGAAATCGTTGATCAGATGAACGTGCTTCACGACCGCAACAGGGAAAAAACCGAGGGCGTCCCAGACGCCCCCTTCAAGACCACCTGGCCGGAACTCGCCATGAAGCGGGTGATCCGCTACGCCGCCGAGAACGGCTATGACCGGGTGTCGTGGGACACGGGCGAGACGAACGCGGATCGGTATGATCTGAGCAAGGTTGTCAGCAAGGTCACCTTGTCGCCTGACCCCAGCGGTCAGTTCCGCGTCGAGGCATTCGACAAGGACAGCCGGAAGGTCATCGAACACTTTGCCAAGGACGAGGCCGAGGTCGCTGGCGTCGTTGGGAAAGAGGTGGCCGAAAAACTCTTTGCCAGCCGCAACAGATACGGCGCGGCTGAGGTTGTTGGGAACGACCTCAAAGTCGGCGGCGAAGGCATGCGCGCCTTCTACGACAAGCAGTTGCCCATCATCGCCAACAAGCTGGGGAAGAAGTTTGGGGCGAAGGTTGAGGCCGGCTCTATCGACTCGGCCCCACAATACGATGTTGATTTGGTGGGAGATGCTTGGCGTGTTCAGGAAGGTGACAAGCTGGTCGGGCCGCATTTCGACAGCGAGGACGAAGCCCTCGATTGGATAAAGCGCCAGAAGGAATCGCAATCGGCCCCCGTCCACTCCCTCCCCATCACCGACGCCATGCGCGAATCGGTCATGCAGGGGCAGGCGCTGTTCTCGCCGCGCGCACCTCAAGATCCGGCTTTCGCCGACTGGTTCAACGGAAGCAAGGCCACGACCCAAGACGGCAGCCCGCAGGTCGTGTACCGCGGCGGCGGCCGGGGTGGCCCAAAGACCGACGCTCCGCAGGGCATGAAGTTTTTCAGCGATAGCAGCGATTTGGCATCGTCCTATGCCAGCCGGACGCGCGGCGGCAAGAACGTGCAGCCGGCCTACCTGTCCCTCAAGAACCCGCTGGAAGTCACCGGCCGGTCGTGGTTCGCGCTGGAAGCGCCCGAGGACATCACCTACTGGTCGTCTCGCTACCGGCAGGAAGTGACCGTCCGAAAGGGCGACGAGATCGAGATCAACGACCTTGCGCGCTGGGCCAAGGCCAATGGCTACGACAGCCTGATCGCTCGCGACATACCCGATGCTGCACGCGAACGGGACGCCGAGGTGCAGCAAACCACCTACGTCACTTTCGATGACGCCCAGGCGCGTTCTGCCGTGACGGGCGGCCCGTTGTTCTCGCCGCGCCTGATCGGCACCGCCGGCTATAGCGACGAGCAGCGCCAGGCCGCCGAGCGCGTCCGTGGCGTCGAAGGCCGAGCGCTCGAGGAGCGCATTGCGGAGATCCGGCAGGACTTCGGCCGGAAGGCTTTGCGCGAAGTGTTCGACCCCTTCGTGGGCGTCAAAGACCGCGACCCCAAAAACTGGGTCGGCCTGCGCATCGCCAACTCCTCGACCGGCGCGGTCGATATGTTCAGCCAGTACGGCCGGCTGACGTTCAACGGGCGAAGCTACGACATCGACACCTCGGTCCATGCCGACGGCTTCGACGGCGGCCCGGTCGGCCTGATCCGCGATCTCGGCCGGGATGCCATGCGCTTCATGGATTGGGTCGCCGCCAATCGCGCCGAGCGCCTGAAAGCCGAGGACCGGGAGAACCTCTATTCTCCCGAGGACATCAGGACGCTCAAGACCCTGAACCGCGGGCGGCTCGACGCCGAGTACACGCTGCGCGACGGCAGCACCACGACCAACCGCGAGGCCGCCTTCGCCGACGCCTTGGCGCGCCTCGACGCCTTCAACAAGAATGCCCTCGACATCGCTGTCAGCGGTGGCCTGATCAAGCGCGGTGTGGCCGACGCGCTGTGGGCCAACCCTTACTACGTCCCGTTCTTCCGCCAGGCCGAGGACGACAACTCGCGCAAGTTCGCCGGCGGCGGCACCGTCCCCGGCATGACCGGCCAGACTTTCGGCAAGAAGCTCAAGGGCGGCACCGAGCGCCTGAACACCAACCTGTGGGAGAACGCCTTCGGGAACTGGGCGCACCTCATCGACGCCTCGATCCGCAACAAGGCGGCCAACGAGACCCTGACACAGGGCGTGGCCGACGGGATCGTCACCAAGGTCACCGAGCAGGACTACAACCACCGTTTGACCAAGGCCGAGAAAGCCGATGTCGTCTGGACGATGGTCGACGGCGAGAAGCAATATTGGCGCGTCGATGACCCGTTCACGCTCAAGGCGGTCGCGGCCCTCGACTACGTCAAGAGCAGCACGCCCGGCATGGAGATCGCCAGGACGGCCAAGAAGGTGTTGCAAGTTGGCGTCGCCGCCAGCCCCTGGTTCCAGGTCCGCAACCTGATCCGCGACACCGAGACCGTGATCGCCGTCTCGCCCATCAGCATGAACGTCTTCAAGAACCTGTCCGACGGGTTCAGGCAGATGGATCTGACCAACACGCTGGAGAACGTGGGGCGCGCGGTGCGGGGCAAGGATCTCCAGCAGGCCGAGATCGGGCTCGAGACCGCCCGCGCGATCGCCGGTGGTGCGACCATGCGGTTCGCGGCCGGCGTCGACCAGTCCTTCCACGGAGCCGAGAACTATCTGGATACGCCGGACAAGATCAGGAAGTTCTGGCGTTATTTCGCCCGGAATGGGCAGGCCCTTTCGGAGGCCATGGCCAACACCGAGAACGTCAACCGGCTGGCGCTATACAAGCAGTTGCGCGAGAAGAACGTGCCGCACGACCTGGCCGCCTTTGAGGCGCGTGACCTGTCGGACTTCACGATGACGGGCGCCTCGCCCATCATCCGGCATGTGGTGGAGACCGTGCCCTACATGAACGCCTGGCTGCAGGGCCTGTACAAGGTCGGGCGGGCGGCGGCGGACGCGGACAAGAACGTCTACGCTGCGGTCGGCGGCCGGGTCGGCATCCAGATCGCGACGAAACTCGCCGTGGTGATGATTGGCATGACGGCGGCCAACCTCGCCCTCGACGCCTTCTACGCCGACGACCCCGACTATCAGGCCCGCACCGAGGACGACCGCAACAGCAACTTCTGGTTCAAGGTCGGCGGTCGAGAGTTTCGGGTGCCGATGGGGTTCGAAGTCGCAGCCCTGTCGCGCATGGCCGCCATCTGGGTCGAGACCCTGTACGACAAGAACGTGACCGCCGGGCGGGCGTGGAAGAACACCATGCAGATCCTCGGCACCCAGATGTCGTTGAACCCGATCCCGCAGGCGGTGAAGCCGGTGCTGGACCTGCGGGCCAACGAGACCCGCACCGGCGCCCCGATCGAGACGGCCGGCATGGAGCGGCTGCGGCCGGAGTTCCGTTCCGGCCCCGAGACCACGCTGATCAGCAAGGGGGTGAGCGAGGCCACCAACAAGATGGCGCGCGTTCTATTCGGCCAGAACGCGCGGTCGCTGTCGCCGGTGCAGCTGGACTACCTCGTCCAAGCCTATTCCGGTTGGCTGGGCACGACCGCCCTCCAGATCGCCGATGAGGCGGTGCGCGCTGTCAGCAAGGAGCCGGTGAAAGCCGACAAGGACTGGCTGGCCCGATGGACCGGCGGCATGGCGACCAACGATCGTTCCTCGGAGCGCGCGAACACGCGCTACACGAACCTGCTGTACCAGCAGGGCGACGCCATCCAGGAGGCATATGCCACGCTCATCGACCTCGGCAAGCGTGGCCGGACGGCCGAGGCCAAGGAGTACCTGGAGAGCAACCGCGACCTGGTGACCAAGTACCCGCTCTACAGCAAGGCCATTCGCACTGAGGGCGAGATCAACCAGCAGATCCGCCGCATCACCGACGACCAGAACCTGACGGGTGAACAGAAGCGGGTGAAGATCATGCAACTGCAGGCGCTCAAGAACCGAATCGCCCAACAGGTGGTGGCCCCATGAGCGCGACCACGCAGAACGGCGCCCGGTCGGACTGGACGTCGCCGTACCCGTTCGAGAGCCAGGTGCAGCTTCGCGGCCTGCGCCTGACGCCGACCGCCTCGGGCGTCACCGGCGTTCTGGTCGGCGGCGGGCCCAGCCTGATCTTCTCCAACCCCGGCTACGCCGTGGTCTACGTCGTCTACGGCGGCTCGACCGTGCAACCCTCCCTGTCGGGGCTCCCGATTTTCCCAGGGCCGCCATGGGTAATCAGCCTTCCCCCCGGTGAGGTGGTCACGCATGTCGGGGCCATCACCGACGTCGGGACCGGCCTGATCCTCATCCATCGGGGCTTCGGTTCCTAAAAAGTGCAAGATGTAGTATAGTTCAACCCGCAGCGTCGTGAGACGCCGCACCGCCCAGAGAAGGAACGCCGCCATGTCGACGCTGATCGTTGGCGAATACAACTCGACTCCCCCGTCCGTAGGGACCGGCCAGAAAGCTATCCTTCAGGCCGATCCGCAGGGCCGGCTGATTACCAGGGGGACGGCCTTCATCAGCACCTTCTCGATCACGCGCACGGCCGACACCACAACCTACAACGGCAACGACGTGATCGGCCCTAACAACGGCGGGTCGCCCGGCGCCGCCGCTTTTGAGTTGACCAACATCGGGCCGCCCGGAGGCGGGTATGTCCTGTTGACCTCGACCCGGTTCGAGATCGACGTGGCGTCGGTGCCCTCGGGCATGACCAGCTTCAAACTGGCCCTGTTCTCCGTGACGCCGCCGTCGGCGCTGCTGGACAACGACAACTGGACCTACCCGTCCGGCGATCGGGCGTCCTGCCGCGGCTTCCTCGATCTCGGCGTTCCGGTCGACCTCGGCTCGACCATGTTTGTGGAGAGCCCGAGCCCGATCAACAAGCAGGTCTACGTGCCGTCCGGCGGCTCGCTGTTTGCCTACCTCATCACCGCGACCGGCTTCACGCCGGGCAGCGGTGACGTGTTCTCCGGGGTCGTGCAGTCGGTCCTGGTCGGATGAACCCCGCCGTCCGCCAACTGCTGATGGGCGACGGGCCTGCGGTCAACCCGGCCAACGTGTCGGGCTGCTTCATGTGCTTCGACGTCTGGCGCACCGACAAGGTGACGCTGGTAGGCTCGCAAGTATCAAGCCTAACGGACATCATCAGCGGCACGTCGCTGACCCAAGGCACGTCGTCGGCGCGGCCGACCAGCGACGGCAACTGGATCAACAGTGACGGGGTCGATGACAATCTTGCCTACACCGCCGGCGCCATCAGCGGCTGGCCCACCAGCGGCGACATCGACGTCGTCGGGCTGGTCAACTGCCTGAGCGCGAACACCGACAGCGGCACCAAGACCCTCATTGAGTTTCCGAACAGTGCCAGCAACGGCTTCTCGCTGCGGCGCACGATGACGAACGGCCAGAGCCAGTTCTCCAGCAGCATCGGCACGGGCGGCGGGGCGTCAACCTACATCCACCGAAACACCGACATGAGCGGCAAGCACATCATCCGCTACAGCCACCCCAGCGGCGGCGTGCCGACATTCTGGGTCGACGACGTGAAACTCGTGCCGTCGTCCACGGCCTCGACGGCTTCCTGGGGTAGCGCGACCCGATACCGCCTGTTCGCGACCGCCGGGGCCAGCGCCGGCGGCTTCGGCTTCTTCGGCATCCACCTGCTGGCCGGCTTCACGCGCATCCTGCCCGAGGCCGACTGGCGGGGCATTCGTTCGTTCCTGCGAGCCAGAAGGAGGGCTGTCTGATGCCAAATCGTCGGATCGGGTGGGCAGAGGCTCACCGGGCGGAAGCCGTCGCCTATGTCGACGCGGCGAACGCCTACTACGCGGCGAACTACGAGGAGAACGGGGTCTACACCGACCCGCCGTTTGAGGACGGCGGCGTGATGAAGATCGCGCAGGACCGCTTCGGCCAGTGGAACGCAGCCTGGTTCGGGCCGCCGTACCAGTGGAACAACGTCGAGGTCGAGGAGCCCGCCGAGCTCGCCGCGCTGCGGCCGAACGGCGTGGTCATGTCGACCTGGGAACCGCCCGAGGAATAGGCGGCGCCTCGATGCTGCGACCTCCGTACATCTGGCGTCAGACTGCCGACTCGCCGCTGTCTTTGCTGGACTTCGGCGCGGTGGCTGATGGCGTCATCTATACGGACGGCAGCACCAACTACCTGACCGCGACGAACAACTCGCCGGCGTTGTCGGCGTTGCTCAACGCGGTCATCGCCACGAAGCGCAAGGGCGTCATCCCGCCGGGGAACTTCGTCTACCGCACGCCCTTCCAGGTCCCCTATGCCAGCGGGCTGCGCATCGAGGGCGCGCACGAAGATTCGAACCTGATCTACGTCAACCCGCTGAACCAGTCCGGCATCACGATCGGCAGCGGCACCAGCGGCGTGAACTGGGTCACTGCCGACAATTCGCCCATCACGCTTGCGGCGGCGTCCTCGGCGGGGTCGTTGACCCTGACGCTCGCCACCTCGGCCCCTGGGGAGACGCCGACGCAGCGGCTCGCCAAGGACATGCAACTCTACATCGCCGACCCGACGCAGCCGATCCCGTATCGAGCGGTGGCGTTCAACCCGGCGGTGCTGGGCTCGATCTCCTTCTACAGGGGCTCGTTCGTGCGGGTGCAGCGCGTCATCGACGCGACCACCATCGAGCTCGGCGGCATCACCGAATGGGATTTCGAGGTCGGGGCCAAGGTCGCGTATTGGAACAACCCGAACCGCAACGTCGTGATCGAGAACCTGCGGTTCACCTACGACCTGACCAATTCGTTCCAGGGCGGCGCGGGCTCGGCCATCGTCCTCGCCGGCTGCATCAACGCCAGGATGTACGATATCCGGGCCTATCACGCGACCAGCCGCGCCTTCGCTTGGCGCAACTGCATCGGCCTCGACGTCGACACCCTGATCGGCGAGGCGACCGTTTCGGGCCAGGGCTCGCTTTCGACCGCCACAGGCTCGGGCCTCTGCATGATCCGCAACCTCTACACCGAGGGCGGCACGCACGGCATCGACTTCGGCGGCGGCGAGTACACGCCCTCTCTGCACTGCGTCGTGGACGGCGTCCGCGCGCGCGGCTACGGCGGCGGCGTCATCGGCAGCCACAAGGCGGCCGGGTTCCTGAAGTTCACCAACATCGACGTCGTGACGACCAACACGGCCTGGAACACGGACGACAACCCGGAGACCGACGAGTTCGACCGCGACACGGCGATCACGCTGCGCGGGCCCTACAGCGACGTCTCGAACGCTAGGGTCGCGCGCGCCGGCATCGCGTTCCGCAGCCACAAGAGCCAGAACCACCGCTGGATCAACTGCGTCAGCGAAAACTGCGGGCGCGGGATGTACATCGACGACACCGACGAGGTGACCGCCACCGGCGTCCGGCACATCGACCCGGTCTGGTGGGGCACGCACCTTAACTACGTGACCGGGCCGGCGCAGAACCTGACGCTGATCGGCAATCAGAAGTTCGATGACGTGGCGGTGACCGGCACGCCCGGCACCCAGGGCGACGTGCTCCTTTACTGTGCCGGCCAGTACGACATCGAGGAGCGGTGCCGCGATGGCGGCTGGGAGTTCACCCGGTTCCGACAGAACAGCCGGCCGGCGCTGGTGATCGGGCAGGGCACGGCGGTCAACAAGGCCGAGTATTTCTTCACCTCACCGACCACCAATCCGGCCGACGCGCTCATCGGACCTGCCTACAGCATGACGACGCAGACCGGGGCGACGGCATCGACCGTCAACAGCACGGCCGCGGTCGTCACCAGCTACCGCGGCCGCGAGGTGCTCGAGGTTCCTGGCGGCACCTTGGCGGCCGGTGGCCGGGCCACGCAGATCCGGGTGGAGTCCCTCGAGATCGCCAGCATCGAGATCGACAGCCCCGGCGAACTGCACGCGCCAGGCGACGTTATCACCCTGGATGGCGGCAGCCCGACCACGCGCGCCGCAGTGACGGTCAGCACCGTAGACGGGAGCGGCCGCATCCTGACCTTCGCGCTCACCAACAAGGGCGACTACCAGACCGCGCCCAGCGCCTTCGGCCAGTACAGCACGACCGGATCCGGCAAGAACGTCTACCTGACCTCGGTGTCGATCCTGAGCGTCGGCCGCCGGCATGCCGTGGGGGACATCATCACGGCGGCCAGCGGCACGCCCGTCCGCATCGCCGGCGTGGCGCAGTGGCCGACCATCCAGGTCGACGCCGTCGATTCGCTGGGCGGCATCACCGCCTGCACGCTGGTCTTTGCCGGCGAGTTCGTCGCCCTGTCGCCATCGCTGGTCCTCGACCAGCGCGAGACCACCGGCATCGGCACTTCCTCGCGCTTCACGATCACGGGCTATGTGAGCCGGAACGCCACCTTTAAGAACGCGCTGCTGGTGCCGAAAACCGCCTCGATCTACCGGGCCGGCAAGTACACGGCGACGCCCGCCAATCCGGTGACGCCGACCAGCGTGAACGGCAGCGGTGCGCTCGCCACGTTCGACATCACCTACGGGGTGATCGTGGACGTCGGGCAGTCACCGAAGATGGCCGTGTCGATCACGGGCGGCGGCGCCTCGATCGTCGGCCTCGGGCCGCGGCGCGGCATCGAGCGCAGGCTTGAGTTCACGGGCGCACAGACGCTCGTGCATTCGGCCAACTTCTTCCTCCCGAATGCCGCCACCAACATCTTGACCGCGGCCGGAGATGCCTGCGTCGCCCGCAGCGACCAGTCGGTCCCGGTCGTGTGGAAGGTGGTTTCGTATCAACGGGCCGACGGGACGGCCTTGAAATGATGATGCAGCGACCCCCGACGAGGACGGCCATCCCCGCCGGGGATCTGACCACCGGCGAGCATTGGAGTGCCCGGCAATGGCTGAAACGAGCATGACATGACCGGAGAATCCCTATGTGGCATTTCGCACCAACCGGGGGCAGCAAGATGAGCCACCCCTGGACTGACTTTGTGCGCGACTACGCCGAGACGCTGGGCGTGGCGATCGTCTTTGGGGTGGGCACCAGCGGCTTCATCCTCTGGAACACCAAGGATCCGACGGTGAAGCAGGGTCTGTCCGTGATCTTCGCCGGCATCGTGGTGACCGCGGCGGCGACCGCGGCGCTCAACGGCTACCTCGGCTGGCACCAGCTTCTCGCCCCGGTGATCGGCGCGGTGTCCGGCCTGGTCGCCATGCCGCTGATGTTCGCCATCATGAAGAGTGGCAAGCGCGTCGAGGAGAAGGCCGACGACATCACCGACGCCGCGATCCGCCGGGCCACGGGGAAGGAGGCAGGGCAATGATCCCCAACTTCTCCTGGCAGGAACTGCTCTGGTGGGTGCCCAGCCACATGGGCAACGGCTGGTGGGTGATCGTCTCGCTGGTGGCGATCCCGGCCGCGTTCCTGAACTTCCTCTACCTGATCATGAACCAGAAGGGGAACGCGGTGCTGGTCGCGCGCTGCATCATCTTCGCCGGCATCGTGATGTTTGCTCTGACCCCGCTCAATTCCGGCTGGGCGCCCTGGGGCGCGCTGGTGTTCGTGACCGGCACGCTGCTGACCGGGTTCCTGCTGGCGACGAACTGGTGCGAGCGACAGACCCCGTGGATGGACGGCGTCCGCATGGTCCGGGGCTGGCTGCAAGCCGCCGTCACCTTCCTCGCCGGCCAGCGGCGCGCGCACGGCCCCGGCGACACGGTGGCCCTTACTCGAGACGGACACGACTGATGATTTCGCCCCCGATGAAAACCAGCGACGCCGGCGTTCGTTTCCTGATGGCCGAGGAGGGCGTGCGCAACGAGGCATACCCGGACCCTGCTGCCGGCTGGGCGATCCCAACGATCGGCGTCGGCCACACCGGCCCCGACGTGCGCCGCGGCGACGTCTGGTCGGACGACAAGGTCATGGAGGTACTGCGCGCCGATCTCGCCGGCTGGGAGAACCTGATCTGCGCCAACGTGGACGTGCCGCTGACCCAGAACCAGTTCGACGCCTTGGTGAGCTGGTGTCACAACGTAGGGGCCGGCGCGTTCAAGGGCTCGACCCTATTGCGCAAGCTGAACGCGGGCGACTACGCCGGCGCCTCGGCCGAGTTCCCGAAGTGGTGCATCCCCGACATGCTGGTCGGTCGGCGCGCGCGGGAGCGGGCGTTGTTCGACGGCGGGGCGGTCGCGGTGCCGAAGCCGCACAAGACCACCGCCGACGTCCAGCGGGCGCTCGGGATCGTGGCCGACGGGATCTACGGGCCGGCGACGCACGCCGCGGTACTGGCGTTCCAGGAGGCCCACGGCCTGGTGCCGGACGGCATCGTCGGGCCGAAGACGCTCGAGGCGCTGTTCGGGGAAGCTGGACAGGTGGCGGCGTGATGCTACGCGGGCAGCCTGAGCCTGAACGTGTCGCCGGGCTCGGGCGTGTAGGCTTGCAAGACCCTGATTTCCGCCTCCGAATGCCGGAAGGTGTTGCCACTCACCCATTTGAAGCGGAAGGGGATGGGCGTCCTGTTGATGCAGACAATCTCTCCCACCGTGTACGAGAGGCGGTTTGCGACAGTGTACCCAACCGCCTTCGGCAGCGGCTTCACCGGCATGAGCAGGCCCGGCGTGCGGATGACGGCAGGGGCGGCCAGCGCGCCGAGCAGGAAGAAGCGGCGGTTCATGCCGAGCATGTTACTCCATGACCGCCATCCTCGCCACCCTATGGAACCTGCGCAGCCTCGCCCCATGGGCCATTGCCGGCGTTGCCGTGGCCGCTGCGCTATGGTTCCGGGCCGAGGCGGCATCCTGTCGGGCATCGGTGGCGATAGAGGCTGCCAAGGCCGAGGAGGCCGCGCGGAAGGCCCGTGACGCCGACGCCGAGCGCACCCGTGCCCTTGCCGAGCAAGCCAGCGCCATCAAGACGGCGTTGCAGGAGCAGTCGCAGGCGGCGTTTCAGGCCATTGCGCGGGCCAAGTCTGACCCGTCATGTGCGCGGACCCCGGCGGCGGGGGCGTTCGATGCTACCGTGCTGCCGGCGCAGAAGGCGGGGAAATGACGCGCCATGGCCTGCGCGCGTCGCATACCGCTGGTCCGGGTCAAATGATGCTGCGGGCCGGGCTTGATACCGGCTTGTTTGCGTCGGTATTCCATTCGGCCGTCAGAGACGGATTCCTGCTGTGGCCCCGACAGGCTCGCCGCGTGTCCATCCACGCCGCCGCAGCAATCGCCATCCTACTCGCTTTGACCGCCTGTGGCCAGACCGTTTTCAAGCCCGTGCTGGTGACGCGCGACCCGCCCGGCCCGGAACTGACCGACTGCCCGGCCGAGCCTCTTGCCGACATGCCGTTTGCCGACGAGGCAGCGCGCTACCAGTGGGCGGCGTCGGCCATCTTCGCCGGGCGCGCTTGCAGGGAAACGCTCGGCAGGCTCAAGGCCTGGGCTTTGAACCCACCAGGACGGAGTTCGTCACCCTGACGTTCTGCACGGTGCCCTCAACATGAATCAGGCTAGAGGAGGTGTTGGACTGTGGCTTAATGGCTTGCGGCGACGGGGGCCTATTGCCGGTGTACCATGCCGGCCGGGAAGCGCCGATCAGCGCCTCCGCTTGGCCCCCACAATAGGGGCATCCTCCAAAGCTGATGTTGTCGCCCTGCGCGAGCACCTTGTGCTCTTGCATGCCGCAGTCGAAGCATCTGGCATAGCAGTCCATCGTCATCCTCCTCGCTCAAGGCTTGGGCTTTGGAGCCGCCGGTTCGGCGTTGAGATATGTGCCTTGTTCGTTTGTTACAAAAAAGTCCTCGGGAAGCACCACAGGCTTGGTAGGGTTAACGGGGCCGACAAACTTGCCGGAGGCATCGAATGATGCATTTTCGATGCGGCCGGCCGATGTGTGAAACGTCAGGCCACGGCTGTTGGCATTGAGGATGGTCGAAGGTTTCTCCGCCGGCTGCGCGGTAGGGGCGGCCGACAGCATCGCATCGTAGCACGCCCGAAAGTTGCCGATGTCGCCGTGGAAGTAGGCGTGCTGGGTGGTGTCGTCGTAGTCGCAGTTCACCGACCGGAACCCGCGCCACATTTCGCTCGTGGCCTCTTTTGGCACCACCGCCAGCCTGGCCGCGTCGAGGGCAGCGAGCGCCCGAATTGCCGTAGGGTCGTGGACGAACGCAGCGCACGGCCGCGTTTCAGCGAGGCATTTGCCTGCCGCTCCACAACAGATGCCTTTGGCAATCGTCCTTACAATGTCGGCTGTCATGGTGCCTCCTTCATAGCCGGGCGGCGATCTGCTCGGCCGTCTCCCGGTAGTTATGGTATACTCGATGGCATGGGAAAACACACCAAGCCGCGAATTATTAACCGCTCTTGCCAGACGTGCGGTAACCAGTTCCAGACGGGATCATCCAACAAGCTGCATTGCTCTGCCGCGTGCCGCGTGCGGGAGATAGCTCGCCAATTTGAGACGACGGACGGGTGTTGGAACTGGCCCGGCTCCCGAAACCCGGTTTCCGGGTACGGTCAACTTTCCACATGGGAGGCCGGCAAGCATATCCTACTCACAGCGCATCGTGTTTCCTACGAAGCGTTTGTTGGCCCAATCCCCAACGGTCACTATGTCCTGCACAAGTGCGACAACCCGTCGTGCTTTTGTCCTAGTCACCTGTTTACCGGAGACCAAACCGAAAATATGCGGGACATGAAAGAAAAGGGCCGAGAGGGAAGTCCCTTCAGAAGGGTTGGCGAGAGAAACCACAACGCAAAACTGACTGCTGCTGCTGTGATGGATATTCGGCAAGGCGGCATGACTTTGAAGCAGATCACAGAAGCCTACGGCATCAGCATGAGCGTCGCCTCGTCCGTGCGTCGCGGGAAAACCTGGAAGCACGTAACCGCCGGTTAGATGCGTTTGGCTATGTCTTCCGCTGACTCTCGAAAATAGACGTTCGCGAGCAGCTTGATGTCCTTGTGGCCGCTGATCCGCGCCAGGGTCAGCACGTCCACACGGCGCGCCAGCCGCGTCAGCGCCTCGGCCCGCGTGTCGTGGAAGTGCAGATCCCGGATCATGAGCCGGTCCCGCGCCTTGCGGAACAGGGCGTCGAGCACGGCGCTGGTGATCGTGAAGCACCGTTCCCGGTCGGCCACGGGCCGCAGCAGGCGAACCGCCGCGCCCGTCAACGGCACCGCGCGAGGCCGGCCGGTCAGGTGCTGGGTCTTGTGCTCGACGGTCGCCACCCGGCGCGTGAGGTTCAAGGACGCCTTGCCGAGCGACAGTATTTCGCCCGCCCGCATCGCCGTCCGCAGGGCGACCAGCAGGGCCAGCGCGACCTCCTGCTGTTTCGTCTCCGGCGCGCGGCCGGGCCGGTAGTCGAGACTGCGGCACAGGGCGCGGACCTCGGCCGGCGACACCCGGCGCTCGCGTGGGGCCGGCTGGCTGGGCAGCTTCAGGCCCCGGAGCGGGTCGCGGTCGAGCCAGCGCCATTCGTCTCGGGCGGTGTGGAAGGCGTGCCGCAACCAGTTCAGGTTCCGCAGCACCGTCGCGCCGGACACCGACCGCAGCCGGGCGTCCCTCCAGGCGGCGAAGTCAGGCGTATCGACCGCCGACAGCTTCTTGCCGACGATCTCGGGGAAGTCGCGCAGGAAGGCACGCGCCTGGTGCGTCTCGATGGTCCCCGCCCGCTTCCCCGGCATGACCTCCTCGATATACCGCTCGATCAGGTCGGCGACGGTGTGCGCGTCGGCCGGTGCGGTCGATAGCCGCGCTTCCTCGGCCGAGCCCCATGCCTGGGCCTCGCGCATCGTGCGGAAGGTCCGCGACGCCCGCTTGCCCTGCACGTAGACCTGCGCCCGATATCCGCCCCGGTACTTGGTGATCGACGCCATCCGCTCCCCCGTGCGTAGTGCCGTGGGGAGATTGTGGGGAGAACGTCGCAGAACTTGCAAGCGTGGCCGGCAAATGTGCGAAATCGGCCGGCGGCATGGAATGGCAGCCAGTGGCAGCGGGATGGCATTTTCCGGCATTGCCGGGTGCCAACCGGCAAATACCGGAAACTCGCCAACAGCGGCGGTGGTACCCGCTGCCGGACTCGTCAATGCCCGCGCCTGCTGCACTTACTGGCCGCCGTGGGGAATCGATGGGGAGACCCGCATCAGATCCACCTCCTCGATGGGCACGAGGCCGCACCGATTGAGCCGCAGCCGGCCGGCGCGGATGTAGTTGTGGACCGTCCGGGGCGACACGCCAAGCATTTCCGCCGCCTGCTGCTGGGTGACCTGCGTGGGGCGGGGATGGGCCAAGGCGAACCGCTCGACCGCCCGCGCGGCGATGCGCTCGATGTCGGCCTCGGTCAGGGTGCGGTCGGTCATGGGGTCTTCCTCTTGGTCTCAGCCGCCCGCAGCCGCCACAGGCTTTCCAGAACCGAATACATTGTCTCGGCGACGTGTTCCGGCTCCTCCAGCAACATCCAGTAGGGTTTCC